ATTTTCATCAAAGACTTTTTGAGCTATGACTTCAGCATAAAAAGGACCACGGTCTTCATTCTGTGTATCTTCATCAGTATGCTCAGGTGGCATAAGAGGTGTTTCTTTGTGCTTGGTTGGTTTTTTAGCAGGAGCAGTTACTACTGCTGGCTTCTTTTGCTTGTCTCCATGCATAAGTTTGTGTGCTGCTGCGCCCATTGCATTACCTACAGCGGCTGCACCTTTTTTAATAGTATCTAAACTAAACTCGTCAACTTCTTCTTCGCCAACGCTTTCACCTTGATCATATCTGTCAGCAGTTTCTCCACCGTCGTCGAAATCTCCATCGCCGTAGTCATCTTCTAGACGATCCATAACTCTATCTAAAATTTCCTCACTATCGTCATCTGGGTGTAACCCGTGTTCTCTAGCAACATCATCATACATGTCTTGTACCATTTCTCCAGCTTCGCTGTTCGATGTTAACAGATCATAGAGTTTATCATAATCGCCATTTACAGCAATTCGATGCAATTCCATTTCCGCTTCTGAACTGAAGCCTTCTTCAACTTCAGCAACACCTGCATTTGCTAGTAATTCTTCACGCTCTGCTAGTTCTGCATTGATAGCATCAAGCATCCATTGTGCTTCTAGATACGCATCACTTTCCATATTTTCGTTGAATCCGCTTTCATTACGAATCTGACTAATCTGCGTGCGTAGTTTATTACGAGCGTCTTCAAGTTTTGTATTATCGAAAGATTCAAAATCAATCTTTTTTCCGAAGGTTTTGTTTAATCCTTCGTTTAATTTGCGTGATGAAGTTCTAAAAAGGTCTGTGGTTTTCATAATCCTATGTTCCAAACGTGTTTATAATACTATTTATTCAAATAGCAGCCATTTGCTCTGCTTTTTCTTTAGTAGCTTCTGCCCTTGCTTTTGACTGGACATATCGTGTCCACATCAGTTCCTGTCTAAATTCGTCATTGCTTTTTTGTGCAGAATGAAATCTTTGTAGAAAAAACGAGCTATCTATAAAATATCTACTGTATTCTCTGTCTAAATTATATAATGCATCTAAGTCTGGACCTCGTTTATTTAGAGCTAATTCGTTCGCTAATCGGATAGCTACTTTGTTTAAACTAATATCCTTATAAATTAAATCGTCTTTTACATAGATATGTTTAAATGATCCTTCAGGTACGATTTCTGCACAACCTACACGAATACCTCTGTCTGTACGTACAGGCATAACTGCTCCGGATTCTAGCAATTTCTTTTGTGTAGAAACAACTATTTGTTCAAATCTTTTAGAAATTTCACTCATAAAAAAAGGACCTATGGTCCTGTATTTAATGTGCGTAGTTTATTTTTTAGCTCATCTTGAGCAGGATAGTTACAACAATTGATAATACGCCTGCAATAACCGTTCCTGCTGTACCGATGATAACTTTAGAGAGACCTTTCTGACCTTCTACGATATCGTTATGAATATCGTCAACTTTCTCTTCTAGTGTGGAAAGACGCTTGTCTAATTGCTCATAGCGTAGGGCGCACAGATCAACGTGTGCTTCTAAACTTTCTCTTTCTAGTTGTGAAGGTGCAGTTGCAGTCATTTAACTTTCCTTTTTAACTTTATAATAATTATTTATCAAACTCTTCGCGAATTAGATCACGCACAAGTTCTCTAACTTCTTTGGTGTGAATTAGTACGTCTGCAACATCTTCGCGAGTGTCGTCCCAGCGACGTACCAAGTTACTCATCGTGTGTAATGCCCACCACCACCATATCACTGCTGTGCCAAACATGACTGTTGCTCCAGTTACCATAGAAGCATTAATGTATGTGGTTAAACCAAATACCCATAAGAAGAATATGCCTGCCAAGCCTGTGATAGGTAATACTGCTGCTGCCCACGCCCATAGTTTAATTTCGCGAACTTTCTGTGCTGCGAAATCTCGTAACGCCTTTGATTTTTCCATTGCCTTGTTTTCCTTTATTATTCTAATTTGCACTTCTTTCGTGCGTACTTTATTTAAAGGAATGGTTAAGAGAATTTACTGCTCACTTAATATAACCCAAGTGTTGCGGTCAGCGCCTCGGGTTTTAAATGCAGGATGTATAAGTGTTGGTGTATTGGGTAAGTTGTTTATAATTGGAATGTTATGTAGATCTTCAAGGAGAAGACCAACTGGGTTGTCGCCGTTTAGAAATACGTCTTCTCGCTCTACAAAGAAAGTCCAGTGCCAGGTATTTGTTTCGCCTTCAACCATTACAGGATCAATATCCCAAAATACGTTAGCACGTAATTCTATTCCCTGTATTAATGAATTAAAATTACTTTGTTGCGCACGAATCACTGTATCAGAATTGTCTCTATTAGGATTAGTTCGTGTGATATCAACTTGTGTAATTACTTTATAACTTGGCATAGTGTATTTAAGTCAATAAAAAAGGGCAGTAAAAAAACTGCCCTTTTCCTAGTTAATTAATTAACTATTAGCCTTGACCTGGTAAACCAAAGTCAGCAACTACAGATACAGTTAAACCTGTACCATAAGCGTTAGCCGCTGTGTCAACAGCGCCTGTGCCCTGTAGGATTGCAAACATTGAACCTGAAGCATCGTTTGCTGTACCTTCGATACCAGCAATTGTGAATGCATCACTGTCAGCGTCTCCGTCAACGTCAGCATTACCTACTGAAAAGATGAAACCATCTAATTCTGATTGTGATACGTTACCACCGTTGTTCAACTCAACAACAACTGTACGAGGACCGTTGCCGTTACCTGCTGAACCTGCTTTGTTGTCGCCTAGTTCTGCAACACCAGTGCCGCTGTTGTCATAAGTCTGGTATACACCAGAACCGTTAGTTAAATCTGCCATGATATATCTCCTTTTCTCTAAATATCAAATGTCCACGCTCCGTGGACGGCTTTTTTATGCACTTGTATTTAGTCGATTTTGGAAAAATTAGACGAATTGGTGTGTTTTTAGTCGGATTTGAATGGTGTCCAGCGGTCCCTAGGCACTAGTTTAACTTTGTCTTTCATTTTAACATAGCCTTCGCCGCCTGGTGTTCCGCCAGTACTAGCAGTAATATCGCCTTCGGCTTGATCAAGTTCTCTAATGATCTCGTCTTTGGCTTTCATTATTTCTTTGATTAGAACAAATACTGCATTAATAGTATCTGCATTTGCTTTTGCTAGTTCTTGTATTTTACTTTGTTTTCCTGTTGAAACTTTGCTGCCGACTAACCAATCTAAGAATGATCCTGAACTTAGTTTATCTAATTGTTTGGCACGACTGGTTTGATTAACATATCTATAAACGATATCTTGCAAGTCACTTAATCCTTTTTGCGGGATAAAAAAATGATTTATCTTTGCTTGATAATCTTTTGTGACACTTTCAATCTTACCAATATTATCGGCGTCAACTGCTGGTTGGTGTGTTACATAAGTTTGTCCGAATACAACGATATCTTTTGTATTGAATTGATTCACATCTTTGATTGGTGTGCCGCTTTTGTCACCAAAGTAACTATATTCGGCGTGCGCTGCCACACCAATTTTACTTGCACCAATTTTTTTACCTACGCCACTTGTAGCCTTTACACTATATGTTGTTTGATTTGGAGTGAATGTTATTTTACCATCTTTACCTTCATAAGGTTTTCCAGGATAATATAGCAAGTCTCCGTAAACATATCCTCTATAATCTGCAGGAGTAGCTGCTTCAAAGATAGGCCACAGTGCTGCCATGTCTTTAGCAAACTTAGGACGCCACTCTTCTTTCTTACCTCTACTAAGAATAAACTGCTCTAATTCTTCTGGGCTATTTGACCTGCCTTCTTCTTTACCCCAGTTGTTCTTACCAACTAAACGAAACGAACCATCTTCTTCACGTCCCCAATATACTGTGGGATTACCGTCCCACTTTAACGAAACATCACGAGCATCTTGATGCATGCTCTTTAATACTTCGACTGCACGAGTAGCACCGTTTGGCTCAGAGAACACTAAATCCTCAAGGTGATTAAACTCACGCCCAATTGTTTTCATTTCTGATTCTAGTAAAAATTCAAATGCTCTCATGACCCATCTACTTTAACTTCGTCATCATTATCTTTGTTTTTTCTTTCTTCTTTTTCTTTTTTTGCTTGGTCTTTATTTGTACCTGGAGCGTATGCGATACTAGCAGCCGAAGCAAGACTTTTTCCTGCTTGTCTTAATAATGCATGTCCAACTGCTGGCCAAAATTCTTTTATGTCGCAATCGTCATCAATGCACTTTACTTTCTTTCCTAGTTTTTCAAAGTATGCAATAATCTCATCGTTACCCATTTTACCGTAGGTGCGTAAGAATTTTTGCTGTCCGTCTGCAAATGTAATACGAGTAATACCTTCCTCTAGATTTTCTTTTAGTACTTCTGCGATTTTCATTTTACTATGTCTATCATCTGTCGCATCCAGCCAATAGTACCTGGTTGATAACTTTCAACTGCTTCTTTCTTTGGAAGTTCAATGTTACTACGTCCTAACGTTTCTCTTGCTGCTGCAATTAATTCTTCATAGTTAGGAAGTTTCTTAATATAATTAATAATGCTATCAACTGAACGAATGTCTTTAATTGATGCTGTTTGGCCTAACAACTGCTTTGCTATTGTATTCCAATCATCGCTGATTACTTCGTTTGTTTCTGGGTCAACAAGTCCGCTCTTTGGACTATATTTTAATCCTCTAGCACGAGCAATTGAACTCAATACAATATGTCTGTGCTCGCCGCGATATTCTCCTTGTCCGCCAATCATGCTGCCTTGCTGAAATGCAGGATTAGTTGAAAACATAAAATCTGTTTGTACAAAACCGTTCTCAGGATCACCTGCTATAGGAGTTTTTAAATGTACATTGTCTCCACTTAGTTTAACACTGTCTTTGCCAAATTTTCCTATCAGCATGGTAGCGAATTCTTTTTTGTCTACTTCGTTAGCATCAACTGACAGATCCAAATCGCCTGAACTATCTTTGCGTCCTGTAGTTCCTAACCATTTAATTGGCACATCTTCTTCATCTTTATCCATGCTAAAGTCAATGCCAGTTTCGTTTTCTAACCAATTGATAGTTGGAGCAATATCTCCTCTGTCAATTCGTTGTGTTAGTGGGTTCTTATCGGCGTCTTTAAATACATTTCCGCCTTCGCTCAAATTAGTTTTCATCTTTGTCAAACTTTGCCTTTGGTCTTTTTGATTCTACAATTTTCTTTATGCCTCTATTAAATTTAGAAGCATCAGCACCTTTAATGCTGTTGATGAAACGACGCTCTAGTTCAAGTGCTTCTTCTGCAGGATAATGCTTGCGAATGCTTTCGATTAAATTAATAGCACTATTGATGATATTTTCCGCACGACTTTCGATTAGTTTATCGGTGTCCCTACGATCTGCTATTTCATTTAATTCTTGTAGTATTGATCTGGTACGAAGTTTCATAATTGTTGTCCGTTTATAGTGTATTTACCGTTAGAAAACCATTTTGTAATATTATACAATCAATCAGATTTTTCTCAACTCTATTTGACGAGACTAAATACTCTGCTGAATAGTTCAGCATACACACATACACACAAGGAGAAATAAAATGACTGATTTTAATCAAATCACAAAACAGCTCTCGGATATGGCAGAGCAATTTAAATCGATGGCGGATAATTACACGCCAAAAATGCCAGAAGTAAAATTCAACAAAAACGGATACGAAATTCGTACTGGAGTTTTAGAAATGGCAAAACAGTGGAACGAGTTTGAGTATTCTCAAAAATGGTTAGGCTGGGAAATGAGCGCCAAAAGAGATGATCAAACAGGGCAAATTGTTTCTAAAGTTGGAATGCCTGAAATTCCAGGTGTTGATAATGTCTTAGAAACTGCCGA